ATTTCAACATGGCAGTCTATCTATAAATTAGATAAGAAATATTTTGAAGATTTTGGATGTGTCGTAGGAGATGAAGCACATCTATTTAAATCTAAGTCATTGACAACCATAATGACTAAACTAATTAATTGTAAATATCGTTTTGGTATGACAGGTACTTTAGATGGTACACAGACACATAGATTAGTTTTAGAGGGTCTATTTGGTAAGGTAGAGAAAGTAACATCTACAAAAGAATTAATGGATAAGGATACTTTAGCTAGTCTTAAAATTAAGTGTATCGTTCTAAAACATAAAGAAGATGAGTGTAAGATTGTAAAAGATTTAAAATACAGTGAGGAACTACAGTATATAGTCGCTCACAAGACACGTAATGACTTCATTACGACACTTTGTGATAAATTGACTGGTAATACTCTATGTTTATATCAACTGGTCGAAAAACATGGACTAGTGTTGTATAACATGATGAAAGACTTTGATAGAAAAGTTTTCTTTATACATGGTGGAACAGATACAGAAACAAGAGAAAAAATTAGAGCAATAACAGAGAAAGAAACAAATGCAATCATTGTCGCATCGTATGGTACATTTAGTACTGGTATTAATATTAGGAACTTGCATAATATCGTGTTCGCAAGTCCATCTAAGAGTAGAATACGAGTGCTCCAAAGTATCGGCCGTGGGTTGCGAAAATCAGATAAAGGGGATATACGAACAACCCTTTTAGATATTGCTGATGATTTTACTTATAAGGATAAAAAGAATTTTACATTAAATCATTTTCTAGAACGAATCAACATTTATAATGAAGAAGAATTTGACTATGAGATAGACAGGATAAGGATATAAATAGTGATATACAATCTAGGGATAAGGATATGACAGATAACACTACTAGAGTAATAAAATTGGCAAATGGTGAGAGTATCGTTTGTACTTGTATACCCACACGAACAGATGAAGCTTCTACTAAACTACATGTATTACATCCATTAAAAATGGAATTAAAAAATAGAATCACTAAGAAAGGTGTTGTTGAGGCACTATCTTTATCTCGTTGGTTACAACCTTTTACAGAATCAGATGAGTTTGATATTGAAAAATCAACAATCATAACAATCACACAAGCATCATACGCTTTAAATAATTACTATCAACATATGTTAGATTCTTATAGTGCAGCTGATGCCGAAACAAATGGACCTATTATGCAACCCAAGAAAGAAGATATATACGAAGAAGATGAATTAGATAATTCAGAGGAAGTAAGACAAATGTATAATGAATATGTTTCAGTATTAAATAGCGATAATAAAGAAAAAGAAATGGTACAAGAGGAAATGTCAGAAGAAGAATTAAATGATTTACCTATTTCAAATACTAAACATTAACATCCCTTTAGAGTATATAGTATTCTCGGCTGGAACACAGCGATTATAAAAGGTTGAACATGGTTTGTCAACGCTAATTTGCAAATAATTGCAAAAAACTTTTTTAGCTAAAACCTATAATAAAACTTGACATATTATGTCCAACCTAGTACTATGGCTACATAACAATTCATCAAGGAAAAGAGATGGCAACAACAAAGAAAAAAGGTGCACACTACATAGACAACAAAGAGTTTCATGCAGCTATGATTGCGTGGAAAGAACTATGTAAAGAGGCAGAGGAAGCTGGAGAAGAAAAACCCCAAGTAACGAATTACATAGGTGAGTGTTTTTTAAAAATTGCAAATGGATTATCATACAGACCTAACTTTATTAATTATACTTATCGTTCTGAAATGGTTTCTGATGGTATAGAAAACTGTTTACAATACATATATAACTTTGACCCAGATAAGTCAAAGAATCCTTTTGCATACTTTACACAAATTATATACTATGCATTTTTAAGAAGAATTCAAAAAGAAAAGAAACAAACTCATATCAAAAATAAAATGATTGAGAAACAACAATATGAAACCTATACTGTGAATGAAGGCGATGATACAGTTTATGATGTAAGAGGTTTTGACCCAGACATTATGTTGCCTGATGAAGATGTATACAAGGTTAAGAAAAAAGAGAAGTCCACACTACCTGAAGGCCTAGAGGAATTCATGGAAGAAAATTCTAATACAGAAACTACTTAATGAAAATAGCACTAATAACGGATTCGCACTTCGGCGCTCGCAACGACAATATAAATTTTAATGAATACTTTTATAAATTTTATGAAGGTATATTCTTTCCATATTTACAACAAAACAATATTAAAACAGTATTACATTTAGGTGATTGTTTTGATAGGCGTAAGTATGTATCATATAGAACAGCAAAAGATTTTAGAGAGAGATTTATATTACCATTTAATGTATTAGGAATTGACTTACATATGTTAGTCGGTAATCATGATATCTATTATAAGAACACAAGTGAAGTAAATTCTCTTACAGAATTACTAGGCGGTAAACACAAAAATATTCATATCTATGATGAAGCAACAGAAGTAGACTTTGGTGGTTTACCAATACTACTTATGCCGTGGATTACTCAATCAAATGAAATCTATGCAGAGGGTATGATTGATGAAACTAAAGCTGATGTATGTATGGGTCATCTAGAAATAAATGGTTTTCAAATGAACAAGAATGTTATCATATCACAAGGAGGCCGTGAGAAAGAATTTTTTAGAAAGTTTGATACAGTTATGAGTGGGCATTTTCATCACAAGTCAGATGATGGTCAAATCTATTATCTAGGTACACCATATGAAATATATTGGAATGATTGGGAAGATAAAAAAGGATTCCATATCTATGATACAGAAACAAAGGAATTAGAAAGAATAGTTAACCCATATACAATATATGAAAAGATATATTATGATGATTCAAAAGAAAACTATAAAGAACATGATACTACAAAGTATGCAAACAAATATGTTAAACTCATTGTAGTAAACAAAAAAGATTTATATCAGTTTGACCAATTCCTAGACAAGTTATATGCAGCAGATGCTTTTGATATAAAAATTGTCGAAGATTTTTCAGACTTAGATGCAAGTTCAGTATCAGATGATATTGTAGAAAACACAGAAGACACAGTAACACTACTAAACAAATACATTGATGACTTACCTATTGATTTAAGTAAAGATAGATTAAAGAATCAAATGAAATCTTTATACACAGAGGCACAAGACTTAGACTTAGAATGATTATATTTGAAAAGGTTAGATGGCGTAATTTTTTAAGCACAGGTAACCAATTTACAGAAATAGATTTGAATCGTAATGAAACTACACTTATCATAGGTGAGAATGGTGCTGGTAAATCAACAGTGCTTGATGCATTATGTTTTGCATTGTTTGGAAAACCATTTAGAACAATTAGTAAATCTCAATTAGTCAATACAGTTAATGCTATGGAAACTGTTGTAGAGATTGAGTTTAGTATTGCAAGTCGTAGATATAAAGTCATTCGTGGTATCAAACCAAATAAGTTTGAGATATGGCAAAACGATAAGATGTTAAATCAAGAAGCCAATAATCGTGACTATCAAAAAATATTAGAACAACAAATACTTAAATTAAACTATCGTTCATTTACACAAGTTGTAATATTAGGTAGTTCAACCTTTGTACCATTTATGCAACTTAAAGCTAGATTCAGGCGAGAGGTTGTTGAAGATTTATTAGATATCAAAATATTTTCATTAATGAATATGTTACTTAAACAAAGACTAAAAGATTTAGTTATAGAATTACAAGAAGTAGAATATAATTATAAGTTGTGTAATGAAAAGATAACTATGCAAGAAGCTTATATTAAAGAAACTAATTCTAATAAAGGTTCAATAATAGAATCAAAACAAAATGATTATCATTCTAACTCATTAATGTTAGATGAAAAAGTAAATAATAAAAAAACACTAGAAGAAAATCAAAAAGGATTATTTGAATCAGTAACAGACCAAATCAATATAGAATCTAAAGATGTAAAATTAAAAGACTTACGCTCTACACTTATAGAAAAAAAGAAAGAAAAAGATAGAATGATTAAGTTCTTATCAGAAAATGAAGACTGTCCTGCTTGTGAACAACATATAGATAAAGATTTTAAAGATAAGATGATAGATATTAAAAAAGATGAATCAAATAATATTTTAGATGGTCTATACAAAATGGAATCTGAATTAGATAAGACACAAAGCAGATTAGGTGAAATATCTAAAATTACAAATGAGATACAGGATAACTCTATAAAGATAGCACAATTAAATACATCAATAAAAGAATTAGAAAAATACCAAGAAAGATTATCTAATGAGATTACAGAATTAGAAAAGAGTACTATTAATAATTCTGATGAAGAAAAACTAAAAACACTTCAAGAAGAATTTAGTGGTATAGAAAAGAACAGAAAAGATTTAAAAGAGGAAAAGGTTTACAAAGAAGCATCTAGAGCTATGTTACAAGATACAGGTATTAAGACTAAGATTATAAAACAATACTTACCTATTATGAATCAGTTGATTAATAAGTACCTGGCATCTATGGAATTTTATGTAAACTTTACATTAGATGAAAATTTTGATGAAACAATTAAATCAAGATTCCGTGATAACTTTAATTATGCTTCATTTAGTGAAGGTGAAAAAATGAGAATAGATTTGGCATTATTATTTACATGGAGAGCAATTGCTAAAATGAAAAATAGTACCAATACGAATCTATTAATACTAGATGAGATATTTGATAGTTCATTAGATAGTGCAGGAACAGATGAGTTCTTAAAAATATTGAATACACTTGAAGGTGAAAATGTATTTGTAATCAGTCACAAACAAGATGTATTAGTGGACAAGTTTAAGCACACACTTAGATTTGAGAAAAACAAAAACTTTAGTAAAATGGTGGTAGTATGACAAGCAGAAAACATTTAGTACATAGAACATTAGATATTGGAAGTGGATTAATACTTTCTATTATAATACAGTTAACAATATTTCCCTATTATGGTATACATATTGATGTCTGGGCCATGATTGATTTAGCAGCAATATTTACAGTTGTAGGTATTACTAGAAGTTACCTGTGGTCAAAATATGTATTTAAGTATGGAGAATCTAAATGAGTGAAGTATCAAAATTATTAGAACCAAATAATCTTATATTACGAACCCGAATGGAATCTGTAAGTAAAGATTGTGATAGAGAAAAAGTTAGACAAGATTTAATTGATTCTATGGAACATTATCAAGGTGTTGGTTTATCTGCAAATCAAATAGGTATTTCAGAAAGAGTTTTTATTATGTATGAAGATGTTAATACTAGAAAGATACTTACATGTTTCAATCCTAAAATAGTGGAAACATCAAAAGAAGAAATATCAATAGATGAGGGTTGTTTGACATACCCTGGTGTTTGGCTTAAAGTTAAAAGACCGATTGCAATCAAAGTTGAGTTTGAAGATGAGAAAGGTGAAAAATATGAAAGAACATTTGATGGTTTATCCTCTAGAATCTTTCAACACGAATATGACCATATGGAAGGTACCGACTTTACACAGAAGGTATCTAGATTAAAAATAGAGAGAGCAATGAAAAAACTCAATAAAACAGTCAGAAAACTACAAAAGTCTAAATGAGAATGATTCTCATTATCATATAAGTTATTGAAATTGTTCAATATTTGTACAATTTTATTTTCATAAATCTCAAAAATCCTATATAAATCAACAGCATATAACCCTTGACAATTCCTGTTGGACCTGTCATACTGGCTATGTAATTTGAATTGAGAGAGTAAATTTATATGACAAGACAAAAATCCCAAAAAATCAAACTAGAATCTGTAAAAGATAAATCTACTTTAGTTAAATTGTTAGCTGAGGAAGATGTTACTGTATCTTATCAGAAAGCAAAAACTGCTAGTTTCAACCCTATCACTAGAGAAGTAGTGCTTCCTATATGGAAAGATAAATCAGAATCAGTTATGGATATGATGTCACTTCACGAAGTGGGTCACGCTTTATATACACCCGAAACTTTATTAGAAGATGCACATAACAAAAATGTTAAACACTCTTTTATGAATGTTCTAGAAGATGTTAGAATTGAAAAAATGATTCAAGACAAATATTTGGGTTCTAAAAAAGTTTTCAAAACTGCTTATAAAGAATTATTAGAAAAAGACTTTTTCGGTATTAATGGAAAAGACTTATCTAAACTTAATTTAATTGATAGAATTAATATGCATTATAAGAATGTACCAAATGTACCTTTTGATAATGATGAATTAGAATGGGTTCAAAAAGCAAATCAAACTAAAACACCTGAAGATGTTTTAAATCTTGCTATTGAATTACAAGAATGGATGTATACACAAGATAAAGATACTGAATCAGATGATATGTTTAAAATGGATATCGTACAAAGTGATAATGAAGAAGATTCAGATGATAAAAATTCTGAATCAAATGATTCTATTAGTTCCGAAGATGGTGACCAAGAATCAGATGATATTGATACTGATGGTAATGGTGATTCAGATTCAGATTCAGATATTGAAAAAGATGATGGTGGTAAATCATCTAAAGGTGTAGATTTAGAAGATGAATCAGAATCAGAATCAATACAAGAAGGTGATACAAAAGATGCTGGTGGTGATGGTGGTATTGAATCATTGACTGATAAAAACTATGTTGCATCTCAAAGTGAAGCTACTGATAAAAATGCAACTAGTATTGAACACTTAAATATACCTAAAGTAAATCTTAAAGAAGTAATTATAGATTACAAAAAAGTTAACAAAGAATTGACAGAACATTATACCAGTCAATGTACAGGTAGAGATTACAATGCCGATTATATGAATTGGATTAAAAAAGATATTATTGATTTTAAAAAACAACAAGCACAAACTATATCATATATGGTTAAAGAATTTGAAATGAGAAAAGCTGCTGACTTATATAAAAGAAGTACTGTTGCTAAAACAGGTAGTTTAAATATGGATAAGTTACATAGTTATTCTTACAATGAAGACATATTCCTAAAAATGAATGTTGAACCTGGAGCTACTAATCACGGACTAGTTATGTTCGTGGATTGGTCAGGTTCTATGTATGATAACTTTTACAGTACAATCAAACAGACTTTAAATTTAGTTTGGTTTTGTGAGAGAGTAAAAATTCCTTTTGAAGTTTATGGATTTACAAATGGTTATGGTCAAAGAGATGACACTAACAAAAACCCTAAGATTCAAAAAGTAAAACATAATGATATTATTATTAATGAATTAAGATTATTAAATATAGTATCAAGTAGAGCAAATGCTAAAGATATGCAAGAAAGTTTAAATAACTTGTGGGCATTTGCAAATTACTATGGTGATGCCAAAGGTATTAACAAAGATAGATATCCTAAAGATGAAAATGGTTATGCAAAAATTTATCCAATTTATCCACAATCAAATTATCAATTACATAGTACACCATTGAAT